GGTCGTAAAGAAAAACCTGAGTTAGAAGTTGGTGAAGACCCACTTGACGATCTTAGGAAACTCAACCCCGAGAATTCAGACCACACCACTAGCTTACCCAACTAGAGGTAACGAGGTTGCTGAGTTCGCTGAACAAATTGGTATGCCGTTGCTACCTTGGCAACAATACTTAATAGATGAGGCAAGTAAAACTAAACCTGATCACACTTGGGCTCATAGAAACGTTTTAGCGATATGTGCAAGGCAACAAGGTAAGACTCATCTTATGCGAATGAGAATATTATCGGGACTTTACTTGTGGGACGAAAAATTGCAGATAGCAACAGCGCAGACACGTGACTTATCCTTAGAGACGTTTAGAAAAGTTATTGAAACAATTGAAAATTTTGATTGGTTACGCAAAAAGGTTAAACATATAACACGTGCTAATGGTCGTGAAGAAGTTGAACTAAAAAATGGTATGCGTTACAAAATTATAGCACCAACAGCAGGTGGCGCGCGAGGTTTATCAGCTGACACAGTTTATCTTGACGAGGTAAGACAACACAAAACCTTTGACGCTTACGCAGCTTTAGCGTTTACAATGAATGCAAGACCTAACCCACAATTTTGGGGCATCAGTAACGCTGGAGATCATTACAGCGTGGTTCTTAATGCTTTACGTCAACGAGCACTTGACAAAATAGAAAAAGATTCAGACGAAGATATTCTTTATATGGAATGGTCAGCAAGACCTGACAGAAAACTTGCAGACATAGAAGGCTGGCAAGAAGCAAACCCTGCACTTGGTCGAACAGTACAACTAGAAGCAATTAAAGCCAGGTTGAGTGACCCAGCAGAAATATTTCAAACAGAAGTTTTATGCCAATGGGTTGAAACAATGAATTCAGCTTGGGAACAAGGTGCTTGGAATTCTTGTATGCAACCTAATCTAACACTTGTACCTGACAGACCTACTTGGCTTGGTGTTGAAATAAGTCCAGAGCGAAACAGTTGGGCTTTAACAGGTGCTCAAATGCTTAAAGACAAATCTATAGCTGTTGGTTTAATGGAATACGTTGACTCAGATAACCCAATAGATGATTTACAAATAGCAAGCCGTATAGCCGAATGGGCAAAACATTACAACGCTGAAGAAGTCATAGCAAACAGGTTTACAGGTGACTCAGTTGTAGCCAAACTACGACAAGCAGGCATAAACGCAAACCTAATTAAAGGAGCTGATTACTTTACTGCCTGCGATCAAGTACTTAGTGCTATGAGTGGGGGTCGATTAGCTCACAGTAACCAACCCGAGTTAACAAGTAGCGTAAACACTTGCACAAAGAAAACAAACGACTCAGGTGCTTGGTATGTGATGAGACGCAAAGTATCCACAGCTGCAATAAGTATGATTTTGGCAATACACAAAGCCGAACAATACGGCACAAGATCAGTTAACCAAGACATTGTAGTTGCTTAGGTGCTTGACTATTATAACGATTTGGTAAAGAATTAGAAGTTATGGGCTTCTTTCAAAATCTACTTGGTGTCACACCACAAAACGACGTAAACAAAATTGATGCAGCTGTAGCACCATACAACTATCAGCAATATGCCCAACCTTTTGACTATTTTGGTTTATCATCAGTAACTAGAGCACAAGCTATGCAAGTACCAGCAGTTGCAAGAGCTAGAAATATTATTTGTGCAACTATCGGATCATTACCACTAGAAGTTCGACGCGAATCAAACAACAGCAAAGTTGTGACCCCACCTTTTATTAGGCAACCCGACCCTCGTATGACTGGACAGTCTGTTTACACATTTTTGGCAGAGGACATTTTATTTACAGGTCAAGGTTATATGCGAATACTTGAACTTGGTGCAGACTCAAGACCTTTAAGTGCTGAATGGATTTCAGTAAGCCGTGTTACAAGAACTTTAGACGCACTTGGTCACAACGTACGTTATTACAGCGTTGACGGCAATCGTGTACCAGAAAACGGACTTGGTTCACTTATACCATTTACAGGATTTGACGAAGGATTACTTGTAAGAGCAGGAACAACAATACTTACAGCACTTGCATTAGAAAAAGCAGTTAAAAGATTTGCAGACGAACCAACACCTAACGTTGTGTTGAAATCAAACTTGCCTATGCCTGCTGAAAGAGTTACAGCCCTATTAAATTCTTGGAAAGAAGCAAGACAAACACGTGGCACAGCTTTTGTTAACGACACAATCGATTTTCAAAGCATAGGTTTTAGCCCAGAACAATTAACGCTAAACCAAGCACGTCAATATATGGCTTCTGAGATTGCTAGGGCTTGTAATTTACCTGAATATTACGTAGGCGGCAACGCTGCCGGAAGTATGACTTATTCAAATGTCACAGCTGAACGCAGAAGCCTTATAGATTTTTCTTTAAGACCTTTAATGACTTGTATTACACAAAGATTAAGCGACAACGATATTACGCCACGTGGTTCGATAGTAAAATTTGATTTAGAAGAATTTTACAGCCCAAGCGCACAAGAACGCGCAGACATATATACAAAACTTATTCCTTTAGGTGTAATGACAGTAGAGGAAGCAAGAGAAAGGGAAGATTTGATAAATGAATAATTTTATTAAATTCTCAACCGACATTATCGCAGCTAATTCATCAAAACGTGAATTAACAGGCGTTATTGTTCCTTTTGGTCAGGTAGGACATACCAATATGGGTGATGTTGTTTTTCAACAAGGCTCATTAAAAATCGGTGAGGGTATAAAACTTTTTACCGAGCACGATATGACTAGACCAATAGGTAAGTTATCAAGATATGAAGAAGACGATAAAGGAATTATCGGAACATTCAAAATAGCACGAACCAATGCAGGAGACGACGCATTAGCCGAAGCACAAGAGGGTTTACGAACTGGATTTAGCGTAGGCGCAATGATAGATGATTATGTCACTAAAGGTGAACAAGTAATTGTTAACGAAGCTACCCTAAAAGAGGTATCTCACGTCACATTCCCAGCATTTGGCGAATACGCCCAAATAACCGAAGTAGCTGCAAGCGCAGAAACTTCACAACCAACAGAAAGCGAGGAAACTCTCGTGTCAAACGAAGTTACCCCAGAAGTAGTAGAGGAAGTTGCAACAGAAGTTGTAGCAACCCCAGCTGTTGAAGCCAAAGAACGCAACGTGCGTCCTGCAATCTTCACAGCACCAAGAAGCCCAATTGTTTCAAAGGCTTCATACCTAGAACACTCAATTAGAGCAGCTCTTGGTAACGAAGACAGCCGTCAATATGTAATGGCAGCTGACACAACCTCAAACAACGCAGGTTTTATTCCAACACCACAATCAACCGAAGTAATTAACGGAATTGCAAACGCTGATCGTGGATTTATTGACGCAATTTCAAAAGCAACTTTGCCACCAGCAGGTATGACTTTTGAAATTCCAAAAATCACCACAGCACCAACAGTTGCACAAGCAGACGAAGCAGCAGCATTATCCGAAACAGATACAGCTTCATCTTTTGTTAGTGTGTCTGTGAAAAAATTTGGTGGACAACAGACATTTTCTGTAGAACTTTTGGACAGAAGCTCACCAGTATTTTTTGACGAACTTGTACGCCAAATGGAATTTGCTTATGCAAAAGCCACAGACGCATACGTTGCAGGCGAATGTGCTAACAACGGCGCATTAAACGCAACAGCAACAACAGAAGACGCTCCAGGCTTAATCACCTACGTATCTTCTGCAGCTGCAGCTGTTTACAAAGCCTCATTAGGTTTTGCACGTAACCTTGTAGTATCTCCAGAACAATGGGGTAAAATTATGGGTTATGCAGAATCAAACGGACGACCAATTTACACAGCTTCAAACCCACAAAATGCTGGTGGCGCAGTAAGCCCACAATCATTACGTGGAAACGTTGCTGGTTTGGAATTGTATGTTTCACGTTCAATGGCTGGAACTGGTTCAACTGGTTTAGGTGACTATTCAATGGTTGTCTTAAACCCAGATTCATACACTTGGTACGAAAGCCCACG